TGTTTGTTTGTCTTTGAATAACTGTTTTAGTTGGTTTTGGCTTAACATTTGCTTTCTCGAATTGTTCTAATTTCTTAATATGTTCTTTTTTGATTCCCATTTATTTATATAAATATTTATAACAATCATCGCAGTCATTATCGTCAATCATAATGCCGCTTGTAAAGTTGTTTCTATTAGGCATTATTTCATCACGCTCTACATTGCTAATGTATAAAGGATAGCTACTAACATATCTATTTAAATAGTTAGTTACTCTTTGTGCGTAAATCTCAGCTTTGTTTTTAGACCTATCCATTAAGAATTGAATCTCGGCTAAATCGGCTGCACTAGAATTTTCGCTATTCTTAATCATTACACCCTTATTCATTAGCCTATACTTCATGTCTGGCATAGCCTCCATTTTAGCGTAATGCAACATACAAGGCACAACTAAATCTAATAACGTTTGGTTTAAAACGGTTACCGTTGATGTGGTAACTTGGTTTAATACTTCGTTATATAAATTAGTACCTAATAAAGGAATAATATAAAAGTCTTGCACCTCTTGTAAAATTGGTGTTAAGATGGTCATATCAACATTTTTGTTTATGTTGGTATATTCCTTTAGATAGTTTTCTGATATTAATAAACTTGCCATTATTTCTTAGTTCTAGATTTAGTTATTGCTTTCCAAATGTGACGGCAATAAGCAGTTGTTTGTTTGGTCTCGGGATTAGTATAAAAACCACCTCTAAAAGACCAAGGATCTTCGCCAAACACATTAGTAATATCATCAATACCCTCACGTGTCCATGTTCTAAATTTACTTAACAAAAGCATTTTTTTGCAAAATGGTCTAGACGTTCCACCCTTTAATAAAGCAGGCGCATCAGGGCGTTCTACATATTTGTAAACAGTGTAAAGTTCTGTTTCAACTTCTGGCGTATTCGTTTCTAAACCTTTAGGTGTGATAGTTATAGTATTGTTTATTGTAGATATTAATCCTGCAACAACTAAACTGTTAATTATATTCTTTACAGTTTCAATATCTAATCCTAATATTTTTGCAGCCTTTTCGGGCGTTGTTTCGGGTGCGCCTTTTAATAAATCTAATACTTGTTTTTCTGTATCCGTTACAAATTTATGCTTTGCAAATTCAAAGTTAAAAGCTTCAGCATTACTTCCAAAGGTTACAAACTCTTCACTTACTATTGGGTCATCATTGTCATCTATTGCACTACCCTCAAATAAACTAAGAACATAGTCAGTCATATCAACTTGTTTGTCAAACTTACTAAATTGAGCTTCAGGTGTTGCAAATAAAATATTAATGTCTTGGTCGCTTAATCCGTAACTATTCTTAAGCATCATTGCAGCCACCTCTTTAGTAGTCTTTTGATTGTTAACCTCACGAATTAATCTTTTAATATTAATCCATTGTTTGCCGGTTAAGTTCTTTAAATGCTCATTTACTTGCGTTTCTGGTATCTGTGCTAAATCACCGTCAACTGTAACTTTATCTTTAATATCAATGCCTAACTTTTTAGCGTAATGCTCACGTAAAGTATCTAAATCAAATAGTGATTGAAGTAAAGCAGTATCAAAAGGTAAATCAACATTAGCAGGTTGTTTCTGTTTTATTTCTAATAAAGATAAGTCAACACCGTTAACGGCTGCTAAATCTTTAATAATGTTTAAGTGTATTTCTTGTCTATGCTCAATATAACTAAATAACCATCTTTCAAACTTTTGTAAATAAATAGTGTTATCACCAATGTTAACCGAGCCATCAAAAATAGCCGCTAAAGCAGGATCTGTTCTATGGGCTGTAAAGATATTTTGTTGTGAACGTTTAGCAACCTGCTCAAACATTTTATCTAAATCGCTTTGTGAAAACGTTGTTAACTCAGCTTTTTGACCGCCTTTGTCAACAAAGTTAAACATCATTTTACCGGTGTTAGAACTTCCTTTGAATTTACGGTCAAAGAATTTAGCGTATTTTCTTTGCTCTTCCTGAGTTGGCTCACCATTGAATAAAGATAACATTGCACTTGCAAACATTCCATTCTTTAAATGTGAATAGTTAAAGTTAGTTATCTCAATATTTGTTTCAATGTCTTGCAAACCTTGTTGGTAATTTGGAGCAGGATAAATATTACCAAATTCCATAGCACTCATTACTTCTGTTTTGTAATAAAGTATTTGAGTTCCTGTTCTTATATTAGGGTTAAAAATAGGATATTCAATAAATGATTTATGCTTATGTGCTTGGTCATTTACACATCCATTATCGTCAACCCATTGCTCACAATAGAAAAGAGTTTTACCGTCTGGTGAACGTCTAAATTTGCTAAACTCTTGGTTATAAACCTCAGCTATTTTACCGTTAAAATCGTAAACTATTTGTAAAGCAATACCATCAAATATTTCAAATGGTGTTACGTTTTTTCTAAATAGACTATTCCAATCTTCAAAGCGATTAGCGTGTGATAAGAATTTATCGTATTGCGCTTGTTGTGCTAACGTTAATTTGCTTTCGTCATAACATAAGCCACGTCCATAAACATGGTCAGCCTTAGCCTTTATAATAGCACCGTGAACGGCATCTCTATTGTATAATTCTAATAAGTAATTAGGATGTGAGTTATGCTCACCCCATTGTAGATATTTACCGCTAGATATTTTTCTGATAGCAGGTTGAAACGAGCTATCAAATTCAATTTGTAAAAGGTTACCGACCTGTGTTATATTATTGCCCATTTGTTACGATTGATGTTCTTACATCTTTATAATAAATATTAGTTACCGATGGTGCTTTCCACCACGCCTTGCCATTTCCAACTTCACCTGTTAACGTTCTAATATCTGTTGTATTTATATTTGCATAATTGAATAAGGCTGCATTAGCCGATTGATAAACGTAGAATGAATAACTACCATAGTCATCAAATAAAACGCTGCCAGTTAAAGGCACAGCTGCTCCAACGGTTATAACAAAACGTTGCTTGTTATTGTCTAAGTTAGTGTAAGTACTTGTACACGCTACTTTGCGACCTGTATTATCATTAATGAATACAAAGACAAATTGAGGATTTGCAATAGTTGAATTTTCCGTTACCGAAATATCAATAGTATTAGCCCCTGTTATTAATTGCATCATATACTTATTAAATACTAAAAAGTTACAAATGTTACTAAATAAAAAAGCCCACCTTACAGGGTGGGTCTTACATTTATATTTTAAAGAATTAATTAAGCAGGTATCAATAGTAAAGCAGCTAAAGCGTTTGGTACAACGTTTGCGAACGTTCTCTCTTCACCTGTTAACACTATTGTATATCCCGAATCATCATTACCCATTGCACCACTTGCAGCGGTTGCAGTTGTAATTCTCATTCCGAATTCTTGACCTAATAATCTAAATGCACCGTTCTTATCTTTAACCATCCAAATAGTATCTTGCTTTGCTAACAATAAAATTTGTTGAGCCACAGCAGCTTGTTTCTTTGGAATGTATAAATTCAAAGTAATTGCATTCATTAATGTTCCGTTTGTATTAGCGGTTAAAACCTCAGTCTCATTCGCTTTACCATAGTCAAATTCAAAACCCCACATTTTCTTTCCTGTGTTTAAGAAAGAAGCTACGTTAGTAATACTACCACTTGCAGAGGTAATAGTTCCTTGTGTATAGTTAGAAAATTCTACGGCATAAACGTTTGTAAGTCCGGGTGAACCATCTCTACAATCTCTTGCTATTCCCGAGGTTATCGGGCAACTTGATAATGCCATGTTTTTATATTTTTTTAATTAAGAGGGGTAAACTTAATTACCCCTCAATTTATTTATTTATTTATCTAAACCCCAAGGTAGCGGTATACCCTTGACGGAAAAGCAATTTGTACTCCTAGTTTCCACTCAGCATGAAACTTTAAGTTTTGATCGTCATCTGATTTCCAAACTTTGAATTTCTCTTCTTCGTTAGCCATGTCAGTTCCGATGTACATATTTTCTGGCTCGATAGCGTAGATGTAATTTAAACCAGATAAACCAGCAACTTCAACGATTTCAATGTTTGCACCCTCAGCATATAATTTGCTTTCTTCACCTGTAGTGTTGAATAAATTATCAGTACGTAATTTGAAACGGTATGTTGCAGCCATTTGAGGTGACATTAACATTTTGACAGTTGGGTTACCTTGGTAAACGTCATTGTTAGCAATAACTAAAGTAGCTAAACCCTTTATGACGGTTCTAGAATTTGCCTCACTCCAAGCTACGCCTGAATAAGTACCACCGATTGTAGCAGCACCAATGATTTTTACAAACCCATCAAAACGATTTAAGTAAGCGTTTGTTGAAGTTGTATCACCTTGCCATAAAGCAATTTCAATATCTTCTTTAGCTTGTTGCATAGTGTCATCGATAATTTCTTTGCTATAAGCTAAAGAATCATAATCACCACCTGCAGCTAATTTTCTTTGAGTGAAATACGGCTCTAAGTCACGCTCGCACCAAAGCATGTCAATTTTAGTTTTACCTACTGTGATAGTACGTTGTGAAATTGTAGTTGAACCAGATGCGTTAAAAGCACATGATTGAGCTTGAAATACACCACGAGTGTTAACCACGTTAATAGTTTCAGCCGACTTAATGCCAGTCTGTTTGTTTTTCACTAAATCCATTGTTGGTGAACCTGAGAAAAGTTTTTGATAAATCAGTTGTTCTGGTTGCTCTACATACGATGGAGCTGTTATTGAATATGCCATTTTATTTTGTTTTTTTTATTTGTTTATATTTATTTGTTTAATCCTAATTTGCTAAACATTTTATCTTGCTTTGAAAAAGAACGCTCAGGTGTAACAATAGGGTTAGCCATTGGCGTACTTAGTAAGTCAGTAAATGTTTTTGAGAATGTTGCTAAAGTTGCTTTTAACTCTGTATTGTCTTTTTCAACTGCATCAAAACGAGATACCAAAGCAGAGATAGTTTTGTTAGCTAAATCTAATTGTGACTTAACATCGTTAACCGCTGCATCCATAGCTTCTTGAGTTACAGGAGCAACCGGCTCAACAACTTCAGCAGGTTCGTATTCTAATAATAAACCAGCATCACCAACTGTAATTTCATCACCATTTTCTAATTCATGGTCACCAGCAGGAGCAGGAAGCTCACCGTCGGGAGTTACAACAGTTACGATTGTCTCGTTAGGGATTGGCATTGGTGTTGAGTATTTAACAACCGTACCATCTTTTGTTTTTATCTCACCTGCTACAGGCGGAACAGTCTCAGGCTCAGCGTTATTAACTGGCTCTACAACTGGAATTGGTGTTTCGAATTTAAAAGCCTTTGCAAAAGTTTCCTTTTGTTCAGGTGATAAAATTGAGTTTACCAAATCTTTAAATGTTTTTTTATCGTTCATACTTATTAAATACTTAAGATTTATTTTTGTTTACTCTAAAATTAAACTACTAGCGTGTTCATAGGTTCAACTCCCTTTCAGCAGAGCTCCTCCCCTCATTAAGGCTTTAGCCACTAGTTAGTTTACTCTAAAATTACACTTAACAGGTGGGCGCAAAATTCATCGCTTAATTCAGTAGCCACACTTTCATAAAAATTACCCTCAACACTAAAGCCGGTATATATTCCCGTCTTAATATATTCATCCCAAACGTTCTTATCACCTATGTAAATAAAACCAAACCAAGTACCGTCAACTAAATGTTCTTGTCCTAAAGGCGGATTAACACCCATAGCACGATTAATAATAAACGATTGATATAAATAGCTATCGTTAATCATGCGTGTGTTATCGTGCATTTGGTTAACGTTATTGGCATAACTTAACTTAGCGTGTTTCTTAACTATTTGCTCAATAGTTTTAGATGAGAATTTAACGTTATATTCCTTTTTAGTTTTCTCGTCTATTCTAGGAATAGCCATGTCGGGGATCATTAAAGCACCGGCAAGTATTTGTCTATCGCCTGTAGGAGCTGCAAAGTTTCCTTTTTGACTTCCGCAAGTAATACGGATTGTTTTTAATTCTTTGTTAGAACCAAAGGCAAAGTAACCTTGCTCTATTGCAGGGCTGTCAACTGTTGCAATGGCAGTTACACCACTAGCATCTTTTACATCGTCTTCGATTGTTAAATCTATTAGTTCCATAATTATTAAATACTAAATTGTTTAGTTTGTTTACTTTAGAATGTGGCTTGGTCTTTAATCTTATCTATTGTGTTTGTTGAATTTCTTAAATCAGTTTCAACTACGTATGTTTTAATAGGCGGTTGGTTAAAGTTGTTGTTATTGTTTCCTGTAAAAGTTGTTGTGTTTTGTTGAGGTGCTGCTATTGATGGCGTGCCGTTGCCAGCAGGCATAGATGGTGCGGACGGTGTAGCTCCTAATGATGGTGCAGCCCCGGCAGAGCCACCACCTAATGCGCCTAATGCTTTAGTAGTTGCTGCTATTGATGCTGCAATACCTAAAGCTGCGGATATATTATTAAAAGCAATTACAGGAATAGCAGCTGCTCCACTTGTTGCAATAGCTTGTGGTGTAAGGTTAGCAGCGGCATTAGCCGCCCTAGTTGATATAATTATTTTAGCTATTCCTATTGCGCTTTCTGCTATTAATGCCGCTTTTTGTACATTCTTATTTGAGCCTGCTAGCTGATTTGCTAAACCTACTAATTGACTAGCAGTGTTTAGCGCTTGCATTTGAATTTGTTGTTTGTGAGCTTGTTTTGTTTTTTCTATTTCAATTTCTTTAGCCGCTTGATCTTTTATGAATTGTTCCATAAAAATATCATCTTGGAATTTTTGTTCTTGTGCTGCTTTTTCAGCATCTAACTCATCCTTACGAGCTTTATTTCTTAAAGCTAATTCGGTATCTTGGTGTAAAGAAAGTTGTTTAAATAACTCCTCAGCATCTATAATAGATTGTTCA